GTAAGTTATCTAAACGGTCAGCCTTTATCTTGGCATTAGTTAGTTTCTCTTGCGCCTCTACCAACTTATCAGCGTCACCTGCTTCATACGCCTGTTTATAAGCACGTTTTGCGAGAATCATCTCACCAGCAGCGGTACGTTTAGCTTGTTCTAGTAAGGCTTCCTGATTCTGACTGACAGTACCTTTAAGCCTTTTATTCTCGTCAACAAGCTGTTGAGCCACTCGTTCAAACTCTTGGCGTTCACGTAAAGCTGCTTCTTTAGCCCTACGTTCATCGTGATAACCTTTACTAAAGTGGCGGATTCGGTTTTGTACTTTATCAGAGTATTCCGCAAGCTCCTCATCAGTAACTTCCGCTGGTGGTTCCGCAGGTTTGCGGTTTCGGTCAGCTTTTGGTGTGTCATCAACAACTTCGACTTCGAGATCATCTTCTACCGCTTCCTCAACTACGGGTTCAGGTTCTGATTCAGGTTCAATCTGTGGTTTACCCGACAAATCTATTTCGGTAGCACTTGAATCTTCGATTTCAATATCCGTGCTAGTTTCTTCGTCTTCGTGGGGGAAACTAAATTCTACTTTTTGAAATGGCATGGTTACCTCCTATGCGCGTGTGATACCACGGGGGTCGGCCACAATAGCCTCAATAGAGTCATCGTTCATCAAACGATACTCAACCCCACCAACTTTAAACCGAGTGCCCGTATTCATACGGAACATCACATAATCCCCCGGCTTACACCACGGGCCTGTCGGGAACCGATCTTCGTCAGAATAGGCTTGGTCACCCATATCCAACACCAGTCCGATTATCGACATAATGTGTTCTTGGCTTATTGTGTTTGAAGATTTAAGCAGCCCGGTATCACCGAACGTCTCTTCAACTTGTGGTAACGCAACCAAGACCCTGTAACCTACAGGTTTGGGTAACTGCGCCTCTATCTCCTCCTGCGTCAGCATGTCTTCAGGGGCTAACGTTTCTATTGCTTCACTCATCGTATTCTTCCATATTGCGCGAGAGGTCTTCTACATATCGGATACAGGTTTCGAGACCCCGAACCATACCTGTAACTTCCTTGTACTGGGCAAAGTCTTTCGCTCCCCCATTACCAAGAAACTGTAGTGCAGAGGATTTATCTTCCTCGAATTTATCTTTGAGCACGTCTAAGACGGTTTTAGCCATTACTGACCCTTATTCTGTTGTTCGATGAGCCGAAGCAAATCTAGACTGAGTTTATCTTGCGATTCAGTGGTCGATTTAGCGAGCTTCAGTCCTTCTTTTTGAGCTTCCAGTTCTAGTTCTTTCTCGTCCAACCCTAGCTTTTTCGTGTCGATAGCGGAATCAAGTGCATCTTTTTGCGATATGCGTTCCTGTTCAGCCATACGGAGTTGGATTTCTGCCGCATCTTTCTGGGCTTTACGCTGCACTTCTTGCTCTTTGATTGCCACTTCACGCTGCTGTAGCTGGAATATGGGGTCTTGAGCTTGTTGCTGTGCTTGCGCTTGCGCCTGCTTCTGTTGATTTGCCTGACTGAGTTGTGTACCTGCCTTCGCCATAAGCTGTGCAAGGGTTACTTCAATCTCTTCAGGCAACTCTTCGTTGGGTGGTGGTAAGTCTGCACCCAGTTGTTCTTCTATCTGCGCTCGATACTGGAACCCTAAGTGCTGCGCTAAGTGCGCTTGCAGAGCGGCCATAATAGCCTGACCCTGCGGGTTTTGACCGATCATCTGGGCTACCATAGGGTCTTGCATAAACGACTGGTGGGTCGCTATGTGCGCTTGGTGATCTTGCTGTATAAACGCTTTGAGTGGTTTTCCAACCAACGCATCCATGTTTTCACTGACTGGATCAGTCGGTTTAAGATCGTCTTGAGTCGGGACAAGTTTATCTGCATTCTTAACTCCTAGTACCTCGATCATCTGCCTATGTAGCTGTGGCAGGTCGTAGATCTGTGGGGCGCTCTGCGCCATCTGCAATACCGCTTGATACTGCACAACCCGCTGGGCCATCGTTGACGAGTTAGGGTCACTGACGGGGATCACGTCCACCATCATGTAGTCCGCTACCCTCGCACTGACCTCACCCCGCATGGGGATGTAGTCGTACTCAGTGGGCGCATACTCTGCCATCAACGCTTTGAGCATCTTGAACTCTTGCTTCATCGCGTAGTGGACACGGGCCTGTACCGCAGCCATAGGCTTGAGGGTACGTTCCAACAGTGCCAGCGTCGTTCCTACCGGAGCATTAGCCGACATGTCAGAGATGTTCATATCACTGATCGCCCCTAACCGACGACCTTCAGTGGTAATCTGGTTGAGCAACGCAAGTAGGGTCTGGCTTGGCTCCTTGTACGGAAGTGGCATAATGTTGTCACGGATGCTTCCAGACGGTACATCCACGTCCTTCCATTCACCCGGCTCGATAGGCGAGTCATCGCCCTTGATCCTCAGACCACGGGATTTCAACCCTCCGGGTAAGTTAGACAGCGTACCGGCATCAACCAACTGACGGATAAGTGAAGTACCTGCACGAGCGTACCCACCGATAATGTGAATCAAACCAAGACCATAGAACCCAAACCCCGGCACGTATACATAGTGCACAAAGTGCTGACGCTTCAACATCAGCGGGTCTTCTTCGTTCCAGTTACGTCGGATCGCTAGGACGTTACCCGTCCCTCTTTCAATCGTAACGACGTAAGGCTTCGCAATCTCGTCATCATCTTCGTCAATACCGTCAATAATGAGATCCGCGTGTATCTCATAAACTGCATATCGGTCGTCATCAGTGAGTGAATATCCACCTTCCTCAGCTTTCCTCTTCTCTATATCTGTGTGGAACGGCTGTGGATCACCGAGGTCTACCTCACGGTAGAACCCCATCGCTTGTAGCTTCTTCAACTCGTTCTTGGTCTTCCGCATGACGTGCGTAACACGTTCAGCAGTCTCAATATGGGAGGCACCGTAGGGTACAATCACGTCCTCCGCAGGTATGTATATAGCCACCTGTCGTCCCAAACTCGGGTCGTAATACACCTTTTTGAACGCCGAACCAGCCAATCCTAGGCTGTATAGCAGGCGTTCGTGCTCTGGCCGATACTCTACCATCCGCTCGGTCAGCTCATAGTTCATATCCGCTTTTACCCTGTCAGCGGCTTCGGCTTTGTCTGCGGTCTCTTCGCCTAATATCTTTACACGAACAGGGCCAGCGGCTGGGAAAGTCTCACTCATCGTCTCCGCTTGGAAACGTATGGCAGCTTCGGCAAGTATCGTAGAGTAAACCCCGCAAGCACCGTCCCACGGATCTGTACGCTCTTCGTACTTGAACCCTAATACGTCCAGTCCTTTGACAAACGTATCAGCCCAATCCTTACGGCTATCGGTATCAGCATCGATAAGCCCAATCAAATCTTGTGCGAGTCCTTGCAACTCGCTATCGTCTAGTGCTTCTGCAAGGTTAGCATCGAACGACATTAAGTCTGCTTCATCAGCATCGGGTATTAACGTGATTTCCATACTACCGTCAGACAGAGTGACCATCTCTGGGTCAACAATCTCGATCTCTAATGCACCACCTTCGAGTGCATCATCCATAACCTCGCCTTCAAGCAGATCGTCCATACCCTCTGGTGCTGCATATAAACCTTTTTCAATAGCCATAATTTATACTCTTAGTAGTACCCGCCGCGTCGTTGTTTGAAGTAACGAATCTCGTCGGGTTCGTCAGTTGGTAAGCGTATGAATCCACCTTGTCTAAAACGCATCAGTGCCATAACAGTCGAATCCACTAAGTCATCATGGCTCATAAACGGGAATCCAGCAATCTCCTCGATAACCTCTTCCGCCCATCGTGTTGTAGGCATCCATACAAGACCTGATGCTACAATATCAGCGACAGAATTTAAACGCGCTAGTTTATCACCAGATCCTCTGTGTGGCGTGTACTCTTGCACTGGTAGTCCCATACGCCGCATCTCTTGATACAACGCTGTACCTGCGCTCTTCTTCTCCACAATAAACGAATCAGGTTCCCAGTCCGCGTACTCTTCCATTGCCAAGTTCTTTAGTTCTGGAAACTCTAACCGCTGCTTGATGCTATTAAGCAAGATGATGTTGTACGCATCTGCGTCTTCGTTGAAGAAAACACCCCACGTCGTTAGCGCCGTAAAGTCAGCACGGTTGTGTTTTTCTGCCGCAGCGTCAAGTGACATGATAATATATTCGCAGTTGGGTGGGTCTTCTAACTCCCACTCCTGCCACCACTCACGTTTGATGAGTGCAGCCTCTTCCGCTGTTGGTTCCTGCTGATACTGGGCATTCCACTGGAACACCGGCATCGACGCCTTAGTCCGTAGCAATGCCTCTAGGTCAAAGAACTCGGGCCACAGCGGTTTTTGTACCGAAGCACCCGTTCGTTTGTCCGTCGTGTCCAGTATCGCGGGGAACTCAATCACCTCGAACTCATCAGCCCGTTCGTTCTGGGCCATATCTCTAACCACACGCCCTGTCAGGTCATCCATGTGCCACCGAGTCTGGATAATCGCTACCCGTCCCCCCGGCATCAAACGTGTTCTTGCACCGAACGTATACCACTCGTAGGCTTTCTCAAACACTGAGAAGTTACCGTTAATCACGTCCTGCTCAGAGTGCGGGTCGTCTACCAGAAGCAGGTCAGCACCTCGTCCTGCCAAAGCAGAACCGACACCACAGGCATAATACTCTCCTCCTACACTGGTGTTCCATCGTCCAGCAGACTTAGAATCTGCGGCTAGTGTGACAGTGGGGAATATGGCCTTATACGCATCTACCGCAATCAAATTACGGACTTTTCGACCAAAATCGACGGCCAGATCGGTGGTATGTGACACCATCATGACCTTTTTGTTGGGGTTCCGCCCCAAGAACCACGCCGGGAAGAATATGGACACTAGTTGTGATTTTCCGTGGCGGGGCGGAATATTTACGCAGATACGGTCTTTATCCCCTTGCTCAATTGCCATGAGCATATCTGCGAGAATGCGATGATGCTTTCCTACAATGTAGTCAGGCTGCATCGCCTTACAAAACTCTATTAAATCGTCGTACGCTAACTTGTTTCTCTTACGGGCATCTAGCTCATCAACAAGTCTATCGATCTCCACCACCTCATCGGGGGTGTACTCATCAAGATTATCCAACATGACTTGGATTTCTTCTTCAGTAAAGTCTAGTGCGACCTCACTCATCGTCATACTCGGGTTCTTCTGCGCCTACCCACCCTGCATGTAGTGGTTTTTTATGTAAGTCTTCAGGTTCGTCGGGTTTTAACCCCAATACCTCGTCCACATCGATGACTTCTCCGTCTAAAACTACAGGTGCATTGAGTTCTTCTGGCGGATTTACCAGTTTTTCTAGCTTTTGACGCAGTTTTGCCCGCAAATCGTCGGTAGATTGGTGCGTTATTGTCACTTCAGACTTCTCTGCAAACAAACTAACGTCAGATATTTTGCCTAACAACTCCAATGCACGGATTCTTACCCGTGGGTCTGGGTTCTCTGACTCAAGTAGGAGCTTGTTGGTAACTAGGTGTCGTATCTGGGTGGCACTTTCGGCAACAGATTGCCCAAACTCTTGCAGGATGTTGTTTGTCAAGATCAATGACGCAGGGGTCATCTTGGCTACGCGAGCATTAGACACTTTCTTCGACGTTTTTACCGGGTTTTCAGCGTATTCTACGGCTATACCCGCTGCTACATCGCGGTCTTCGTTGTTGGGCGTTATATCTAACCCGTTATCCGCAAGTAGTAACGCGGTATTGCATGCAGCTTCGGCACGTTGGCGCAGATCTGAGTACGTCATGTCTACAGATAAGGGTACGCCCACTTCTGAATTGAGCACTATGGTCATAAATGTACGCAGGTTGTTAACCGTTACCGCAAATGTACATGAAAAATAATTTTTTGCAACCTTAGTTCATTAATTGCATTAGCTTATCTAGGAATCCCAGTCCTTCCTTTTCAGGTACAAAACCTAGCCTCATACGCTCTTCTTCGGACATACCTTCTAAAAGCCCTGCTTCTAGGTTTTCTAAGTTCCGTAGCATATCCTCTTCTCGGCTAAGTAAGTTTTCCCGAGTTCTTTCTCCCGTCTGTAACTGCCGCAAGAGTTCGTATATCTCGTGTTCACCTTGGGTGGTACCAATCCTATCTAAGTTATTCACATCCCTACGATGTGCACGGGTGTCTTTCCACCACGGTACATCTTCTTCTTTTTTCTGCGATAGATAGTCTTGTACCCTTTCGGAAGCAACGCCCCTATGGCGCAGTTCGTGCTTTAATGTCTCTTCGTATGGAGACCCTTCCACTCTATTGTATTGCGTTGTTTGATCAACAAAAACATCATCCTCTCGGGTAGGGCCACCAAGCATAGCGGCCTGAATACCGCCAAATTTACGATCAAGCGCTTTTTCATACTGTGGTAAAGACATAGCATTGTCATAATTTTGGTAAGGGATTACATAACGTCCTAACGTCCTATATCCGGTTCTACCTATAGGGCGGGTGTAACTTCTTATGTTAGCAGGGCGACTAAATACTGGGTTGTCTGTTTGATCGCCGTACAGTCCGAGTGCAGTAAGTACCTTACCCGGCCCTTCGTTCATCTTATACCCTTCGGGTAGTTTGTCATCAACCCCCATGAGGTATTCGATCTGGAGCATCTCTTCAGACGCAGCTTTAGCATCTTCGTAGGCTTCAGGGCTACTAAACCCCAACGCTTTCCACTCTGGTTTTCGCTTTGCCATAACCATGTACTTACAGTAATTACGCGATTTATAACCAAAAATAATTTTTTATGCAAGGAGGTTGGGACTCCTACCGGGGGGTGTTTCCTATGTAAGGGGGGTAGGGGTCTAGCAGGAACAT